TCCACTAACAAGAGCAACATTCGGGAGTCCATAATGGATTTAGAAAAATTAAGAGAACAACTCATCATTGATGAGGGAGTCAAGTATGAGACTTACCTCGATCACCTTTCGCTAAAGACAGTAGGCATTGGACATTTGTGCCGTGAGGATGAACCAGAATATGATCTGGAGCTAGGTGCAAAGGTATCTGAAGAAAGGGTTACAGAGCTTTTTGAACAAGACATACAGACTGTCATCCAAGACTGTAAGAAAGTCTATGATGACTGGGACAAGCTACCAGAAGAGGTTAAACAGATTATAGCAAACATGATGTTTAACCTGGGTAGACCAAGATACAGTAAGTTTCGCAAACATATACAAGCTGTTATGGATGGCAATTGGAAGGAAAGTGCCTACCAAATGCGTGACTCGAGGTGGCATAAACAGGTGCCAAATCGGGCGGAGCGTTTATGTAAACGTATGGAAGAGATAGAAGTCTAACCAACCTCTCCCCAATTATCACCTAGTTCTTGATCTACTTTACTTGGAACTTTTAGTTCAAGACCCGTTTCCATAATCTCCTTGATCTTCGATGCTTGATCCTCGGACTCTATACTAAAGCACAGTTCATCATGCACAGTGATCAATGGACAAAATCCCTCTTCATAACAGTCCGCCATAGCTTTCTTTGTTTGATCTGCAGCACTGCCTTGTATAAGTTTATTCAATGCCTTGTAAGTAAAGGCTCTTCGTATACTAGGTCCATACTCCTTATGTGCTTCTTCATACTTCAAAGGTTTCTTGTAACCAAAACTATTAGGCTCCCATAAATTAAAACGGCAACGTCTACCTAAGATAGTCCGTATCTGTCCGTATCTAGATGCTCTGGAAGAAACCATATCTGCCAAACCTTTTACAAACGGCACACGGGAGTGATATTTAGCTAACAACTCTTTGGCCTCCTCTTTTGTTATATCTAGAGTGTTTGCCAACTTACCTATACCCATACCATACATAATACCAAGATTGACTGTTTTGGCTTGTTTACGATTAATCTCAGCCATATCCGCCACCATCTGATGAAAGTCTGGGTCATCTGTATTGTACTGCTCTACAAGTTCATCAATCTTGGGATGTCTATCTTCACCAAGACTCGCACAATAATGAACCAATAACCTTGGCTCCTGGCTCGAATAGTCAAAGCTACCCCACTTTGTGCCTTCTTCTGGTAGAAACAAACCTCTTATCAAAGATTTAATCTCTGGATCTCTAGCGGGTATCTGCTGCAGATTTGGATTAGAAGAAGAAAAGCGGCCAGTAACTGTTCCTCCGTCATCTGATCTTAGCTGATGAAACTCACAATGTATTCTACCTTTGTGCTCATATCTTAGTATACTATCAATAAACGTATTGTTTGCCTTATCAACTTCTCTTAGTTTCAATATCTTTGATGCAATAGGGTGCTCACAAGTCTGTAAGAAAGCTTTTGTAAAAGACGGCTGATTGTTGCTTTCTGTCCGTCCGTAAGGCACTTTGTAAAAGTCAAACACAGATGCAATACTTGTTGCCACCCAAGGTAATACTTCCAGACTAGTTTCTTTCTTTATGTCAAGAACTAAATCATCTTTTATTTTAATTAATTTTTTCCTTGCTTTTTCAGCTTGATCAAGATCTACCCTTACACCCTTCTTTCTCATATCCATGACAACGGGTATTAAGCTTGTTTCCAAATCAAACACTGTCTCAAGACTTTGTGATGTAATCTCCGTGTGCAATCTATCCCATAATTTTAACGTCATAATTACATCTTGCTCGGCATATGCACCAACAAACTTTGCAGGCAATCGCCACATCTCTTCTTTAGCATCGATACCCCAATCACTTGCTGTTGCCCTTAAAAGCTTTTCATCTTTTCTCATGTCTATGTAATCCCGCCCTAGAGCATTCAGAGCATATGAAAACCTATTCTCATCTACCAGAGGTGCAGCAACCATTGTGTCTATGATCTTGCCCTTCACATCAACACCAGAGGCATATAGCCATCCCATATCATACATGGAGTTGTGCATAATCTTTGGAATGTTAGGAGTGTTTAACTGATCCTTTAGCCAAGACATAACTCTGTCCTCTGCAAGATTGCCACCTGCTTCATGCCGTATAGGATAATAACCCATGAAATCACCACCTGCGATAGCTATACCAACCACATATCCGTCTTTGCGTACCCAACCTGGACCTAACTTTTTAAGGTTTGGATCTTTTGTTTCCAAGTCTATAGCTATATATTTACAGTTTGTCAGATCTGGAAACTCTGTAGGAGGTGTCCAATCATTTTCCATCTGGTCAAGTTCAAGACGTTCAAGAAAATGCATTGTACTGTTATCCCTCATTCTTCTCTCCTCCTAATGCAGCGTAACCACATATATCAATCCACGAGTCCTCATGGTCTGGTGTTTCAATCAATCTAGATAACTTAACAGCAATCATACAAGCATACACTTGTTCAACTGTAATATCTTTATCAAGTATTGGACTCCAGAGTTCGGCTATCCTTTTGTGGTTAAGATAAGCATCACCATAGTCCTTTGCCCTCTCACCACTGATTAATATCTTTGCTTTGTCTAATATCTGTTCTCTTTTCATATTTGATACCTATTCTCTGACTCCGTTTCAATTATGTGTAAGTTTTCTTTTGTTCTTGTAACACCTGTATAAAAGACTCTATGCTCATCATCTTGGTTTTCATTCTTGACACAAGCACGAGAAGACTCTGACATGAGTATGATATTGTCATCCTCACCACCTTTCATAGCATGAATGGTTGATATATCAATCCTCGGAGACTCAAAGTCTTCACCTCTTCTAGTCAATGCATCCATGTAAAACCGATCATCTTTTGATACATTCAACATATCTCTTGAAGATGTTTCTTTAGGTGCAATCATTCCGTGGTTCTGTACCAAATCATCATAGCCTAAAATTAAATCAGAACTTAAAAACTCTAGCTGTTTAGAAACACCTCGTTTAACTTTTGCCTTATCTCCCACTTTGGGAAGTGCAGAATATAAATCCCTTATCATCTGTAAAGGTAACTTACTGCCCTTCTGTAGAAGTTCCCAAGTCTTCATGTTCTTAATCATATCTTGATTTAAACTTGGTACTCCGTACAAGCTGTAAAGATAACCATCATCACGCAAAGACTCAGCAACATTTTGTACAATTTTATTTGTACGAGCCATAATTGTCCACGAACCTTGGTCAATATCCACATCAAACAAACTTAAATGATAGTTGACACTTCCTTGTTTAGGAAAAGGTTTCCAATCTTTAGGCTGTCTATATGATATCCTTTTCACAATTTTGTCAGCAACAGAATGAACAGAGTTAGGTATCCTATAACTTTGTTTCAATACTTCAATATTGTCACAAGCATTTATAAAGTTTTCAACAGATACACCATTCCATCTGTGTATACATTGATCATCGTCACCCGCATACCAAATATCTTTAGCATTTTGTTTCATAACCTCAACTTGTTTCCATTGCAGCGGAGTTAAATCTTGTGCTTCATCTACAATCAACAGATCAAGGGAGGGAGCATTGCCTTGATCTACAAATTGTTTAATCATGTCCGTAAAGTCAACTTTATCGTTTTCTTTTTTAAAATTATCGTAAACAACTTGAAGTTTTTTAAGTAAGGTCCAATGCAATGTATAATCTTCTGTTTCGTTGAACTGCTCTTCTAAAGATACACATCTCATAATAGATCTATGTATGATCTCAAGATACTTGTTACCTTCTCTGGCTGACACACTTATCAAACCATCTTGACTGTTTCTAGCTGTGCTGTTGTCAAACACCAAGCCAACCTCACTACCAACAGTGCCAAAGTCGTATCGAGACATGACTTGTTCTTTGTTATAACCCAACCATTGAAAACCCGTAGAATGCAAAGTTCTAAACCAAGGAGTATCTTCTTCCGTTAAGTTCAGTTCAGTAGCAACCCTTGCTCTAGCCTCCTCAACAGATTTACGAGAGAAAGACACAAAACCTATCTTATCTGGTGGTGTGCCCTTTTTAAGAGCATCACGAACCACGTTTATTAAAGTAAACGTCTTGCCACACCCTGGCGGCCCAAAGATTAATCTCTCTGACATTACTTTGTCCTTGGTCTTGTTTTGATCCAATCAGACACATCCTTGCGTATCCAACGCATAGGACTCTGTTTGCTCTCCGCACCTAACTTCAAAGGTCTTGGAAAGATACCTTCGTCCATCCATCTGTAGATGGTAGACTCAGAAACCTTTATCCATTCGACAATATCCGTTAATGTGAGAAGTTCGTCATCTTCAGAATGGGATGTCGGATTCATCACTGCTCTCCTCTATTGGTAATTCAACTTCTTCTTCATGGAACTCTGGAACCCACCAAACTCGTATGTTTGACCACTTTCCAGTTTCCTCATCTTTTAATTTATATACACCATGACAATTCTGACCACTGTTCAAGTCTCTCAACCTTTGCTGAAGTTGTGGTCTGGTGTAATGATTAAACCCACGTTGTTTTAAAAACTCTTGTAAACCTTTTATTGTGAAGTATGTAAGGTCATTCTCCGTCCACGGCTTACCTATATTTAGTTCCTCTGGAGATCTTGCCCTTATTCGGCTTGTGCAATACGTCTGTAACAACTCTTTGAACTGACCCTTCATAGTTAACTCTTCTGGCACTTCGATAGTCGTAGCCTTCTCTAACAGGCGATTAATCAATGTTTGCCAATCTACAGGTTTCATAATTGGTGGCATATAATTTAACTGCTCTATACAAGCCTCTTGAAAATGTTGTTGCATCTGTAATTGCTTTGTAGACAACTCAAGACGTTTACCATTTACATCTAGAAAGAATAATCTTGGATCTGATAACAGTATCGTAAGACCACCTATCGAAGGTGCTGCATTGCCATTGCCAACACCATACTTCCTAGTTTTACAAACTTGTTTATCACAATGGCTCCTTAACGGCTCAACATTACATTGATACTGATACTCTTTCTTCTCATGTTGTTTCTGTAACGCAACAATCTCCGTGGCAGGTAGTGGTGGAGACGAATACTTTTGGTTTATCTCTTCAAACATCTTTTGCCAGGTGTCTTTGTCCTTCTTCTGACAGTATGTGCATACATTAAATAGAACTGTGTTCCTCGAACCTTGTGGCACACCCAAGTTTAAAAACCCTTGAATACATGGCGGAGCATCTGAAAACTCTTCTCTGCGTGTACCAAAATCAATCTTGTTTAAATCATATAGTGTTATCTGTTTCTTTTCAGCTTGTTTAACAAACTGTTCTACACTTAAATCTTTACCCTTTTCATCCACTGCGTATCGAACTGTCTTGTCACTATCAAAGTAAGGTAGGTTTATAAAGTTACCTACATCACCACGATCTGCTAATATCTGATCTTGTTTTGGAAATATCTCACAACCAGAAAAACCCATCGCTGCGGCAATCTCGAACATATGATCACGAAACTCTGCAGCATTTACCCAATCCTTCATAAAGATAAATATATGTGCACCACCAGACTTTGAACGGCAAACAACTGCTGGTATCTTCAATGCTTTACATTTCTTTGCTATTTCTTTGTGATCTACGTTGTAAGTATCAATATCCAAAACACCAAACTTACATTCGTTCTTATCTGTAATAGGAATTGAACCTATACCTTTGACACCTTTTAAATGATCTTCAATCATGTCCACAGATAAAGGTGTCTTAACGATAATGCTTTTTGCTTCAGCCTTACCATTACGTCTCATACTGCCCACAGTAGTTTCACCATGTGCTAGATTAGAGCCTTCAAATAAATCAAAAAATTTTTGCGTTACTGACATAAATAGAAAAGTAGCAGTGATTATGACATGGAGATATCATTATTATTAACCTACACTGCTACTCTCCAACCCCCTAAAAATACCTTAAAAGGGGGTATCTTCTTGGTTTTCAGCTACAGCTTTCGCCTCCCCTTTCATCACTGATGATCGAAAGCTTTTCGCTTCATCAAACAGAGCCTTGGTATCAACCAGATCGACTTTCTCTACATTGAGATTGTACCATGTACCTAGTTCATTAGACTCTTCAACTGTCTTAATTCGCCACTTGGTAGCAAATAAGGCAGGTTGTTTGAACTCTCCATTCTTATCTTGGATCTTGAACATTGCTATCTGTGTCTTCCATCTACGACTTACTTTCAAAGCAGAAGACTTCATATCAATAATAGCAGGTTGTGCACTGCCATCATCATTCAAGACCATACAATAATGTTGATCAGACTTAACCAACTGATTGCCGTTAGGAAGCATTTCAACACTTCTGTCCCTAGTAGTCTGACTAAGAACAGGTGAGTCTACCTCTATCTCCCCAACAAAACCACCACCTTGATCTCTTGGAATGAACTCAAGATACTTTGTTTCTTGATAACATGGTATAACCACAATACCTTTTTCACCATCCCAGAACTCACCTGTGACAGTGTTAAACAAATCACCTTGAGATGCACCCTCAATAAATTGAGGATCATTCTTTTTGATCTGTGGAGACAAAGCTTGTATTGCTCTGATAAAAGGAATTTGTAATTCATTTGTATCATAATCAATACCTTCGCCTGCCGAGTTAAGTATATCATCCATTATAGGTGATACTGTTGTATTTGACTTAGTTGTTATATCTTTTTTATTTGACATATTTTCCTCCCTATTTCTTTTTAACAACTGCTGTTCGTGCTACAAACGCACCAAATAGATCCAAATCAATAGGCTCACCCTTTTCAACCATGTCCTTAACAAAAGCTTTTAAGGTCATAGAATGAATGTGAGTTTTTGATTCGGGATGAAAACCACGTTGGTCGAGATCTGCCATGAGATCTTTTGCAACATTGTCCTCACCTCTACCGAAAGATAAGGTTATGTCATTCTTAATGATGTCATCATAACCATTCTCTCTCAACCAGGCGTATGCCTCGTCTTTCTTATCCACAGGTATTGATGCAGATACAAAACTTTTTAACGAGACAGTTGCACCATCTACGTCCAATCGATCTATACCCATTTCATCCATGACCTCTGGAATTTGTTCAAAAGATATATTTTGCTTTTGAGCTTTCAAAGTTTTAAGAAAGTCTTCAGCTTCTTGTATATCCTTTGTGACTTTATTTAGCTGATTAACTAAACTTGATAATCTCTTTCCTTCTACTGGATCGACCTTATCAAACGAGGATGCATCAGCAAAGATATCCTCTTCTAGTAATGTTCTCTTGTTCTGCATAACAAGTACTTCCTCTTCAGGTTTAAGTTGACAACATAATTGTTATCAATATATTATGGGATAATATGGAGGTTTATGAATGATAAGTCAAGAGGAATTTAAAACAAAACCATATAAACATCAAATTAAAGCATTAGAAAAGGGCTGGGACAGATCCAGTTTTGCTTTGTTTATGGAGATGGGCACAGGTAAATCAAAGGTTTTGCTTGATAATATTACTCTGTTGGCAAGACGTAAAAAAATAAACTTTGCTTTCATTATTGCTCCCAAAGGAGTTTATCGTAACTGGATCAGTAAAGAAATACCAGAACATTTCTCAGAAGATATAGAACATGAATGTATTTTCTGGAAATCTAATATGAACCAGGGTGAAAAGAAATATTGGTTAAACTTCTGGAATAACCCACCGAAAGATAAGTTTATTATTTTTGTTATGAATGTTGAGGCTTTTTCCACAACTCGTGCATTTAAGAATGCAGATGTTATTAGTTCAATGTTTGCGGCCAAAGGTCTAATTGCTTTGGACGAGTCAACCACGATCAAAAACCCAAAGGCAAAAAGAACAAAAGCTTTGTTAAAGATTGCAAGTAAATTTGCTTACAAAAGAATATTAACGGGGTCGCCTGTAACAAACTCACCTTTAGATTTGTTTTCGCAATGTGAGTTCCTAGGCAAGAATATGTTGGGGTTTAGTTCTTATTATGCTTTTCGGGCAAGATATGCTGTTTTAAACAGCCGTCAGATGGGTAGTCATAGCTTTCAGCAAGTTGTAGGCTATCGTCACATTAACGAACTGACAGAGAAGATAGATAAGTTTTCTTTTCGGGTTTTGAAAGATGAATGCCTGGACTTACCTAAAAAGATTTATACGTCCAGATATGTATTTATGACTTCAGAACAAGTTAAGATGTACGAGGAGATAAGAAAGAAAGCATTGTTGATGCTAGAGAATGATGAATTTGTATCAACACCTTCAATGATTACACAGATGCTACGTCTGCAACAGATTTTGTCGGGACATTTGAAGTCTGATGATGGAAACATGATTACCTTTCCAACAAGACGATTAGATGAACTTCTTGAAATATGTGATGAAGCACCCAATAAAGTTATTATATGGTCAAGGTTTCGATATGACATCATGTCAATAGTAAAAGCATTGAACAGTAAATACAAAGGAACTGTTGCAAGATCATTCTTCGGGGATACATCTGATAGTGACAGAGTTGAGATTGTTCGGGACTTCCAAGACATGAACTCCGAACTTCGGTTCATTGTCGGGAATCCATCTACTGCGGGTCGGGGGTTGACTCTTACTGCAGCAAATACTGTTATTTATTATGCTAATGACTTTAACCTTGAAACTCGGATGCAATCCGAAGACAGATGTCATAGAATAGGTCAAGAAGATAAAGTTACATATATTGACCTTATATGTGAAGGGACGATTGATGAAAAGATTGTTAAGTCTTTAACGGGTAAAATTAAATTGAGTGCGGAAGTATTAGGAGAGAATATAAAAGAATGGCTAAAGATTCCAAAAAAGTAGATAAAGCATTAGAAATTGTTAAAGATTTTAAGAAAGGTTGGTTGCCTTATCAAACAGCAGTAGAAAGATTTAGTAAAGCAACAGGTTTAAAACCTGGTATAGCTGAAGTATTTTTTAATGAACAAAGAAAATATCCTTCAACTACACCAGATAAAGAAAGTTAAAGGTCGTAACCTTTTTCAAGTTGGGAGTAAGCTTTTTTTATAATTACACCTAACTGCCTAGCAATTGTCCTTTCTTGATGTTCAGCAATCTTTTTAATTAATTTGTAAACATCATTCGGGACTGCAACTGTTCTAAATTTAGTATCCTTATCTTTTTTCATTTAAGCCTCACTTTTCTGTATTATATTTTTTTGCTAATTTTTTCTTTGCATTATCTAAATTAGCAACTGTGTGTTGTGAACTGCCATAAGCCTTTCTTCTTCTTAAAACCTCCTTGTTAGCATAAATCAAACCACATTCTGCCTTACAAAAGTGACCAAAATTCATAACATAATTTCCATCCCATACCTTATACTTATGGTATGTCATGTTATTATCTCTTTTATAAGTTTCCTCGCTAATGATTTCTGTCCAATTATGGTTGGGATGCTTGTTATAAGTAGCACCCGCCTTATCCATCACAATAGTTTGAATGTTTTTCTTTGCCAATGATTGACACTCCCAACATCTATGTTGTTTTCTGCTATAAGTTTTAGAACAATATTTTTCTTTATCGCTTTTAAGTTCCATTATTTTTTCCTTTTCTTAATTTTGGTTGTTGATAAGATATAATTACTTGTATGTTCTTGTCAATAAGAACAATTTATAAAAAGTTTTTTTAACTTTACCCCAAAAAGTTGTTTTTCTTCTTTTCGGGGTAGAGTTTTTTATGTGAAGAGCAAGTAAATTACTGTTTCGCACTCTTCTTTTCCGAACTTGTGTAAGTTACCTTGCAGCAAACACACTTAACCTCACCTTTTTTCTGTTCGGGAAGTTTTGCTTTACATAAGAAACAGTAAACCTCAGCTTTGCTTGTCATTTGCAGTCTCCTTAAAATATTTTTCTGCGTTTTGCTTATAATTAATTATGCAGTATCTCATAATATCAGCAATACTTATTTGTGTATCAGTATCATCTGATAATTTCTTTGATAACTGCTTTATGTCAGCTAAATCTTTAGTAGCTATTCTCAAAGCATACATAGAAAAATTATCATCTATCTTATTTGGTCTTGCCATTACTACCTCCTTTCATTTTTACATATACTATTCTTCTAGCTTGTGATTCTGTCAGATTAAATTCTGCAGCTAACTCATCAATGCCATATTTTTTTATACTCTTATATTTTTGA